GTTTCCCAGTCACGATCGGCTGTATAAGGAGCACCCCCTTAGGGGCGGTAGCTTTTATACGATCGATCGCGACGGGTAGCCCGGTAGTGCAGCTAGAACAGGGTTTTTCCCCTTTGCTGGGCGTAGAGCCTAATTTTAATCCCCAAAAGTACCATAGCCATATTACGGGTATAGATCCGGCAGCTATCGGATCTAAGGGATCGCAGTATACGGTACCTAATCCACGGCTGGAGGGGGTGGTGCGCCCGCTAACCTTTAAAGCTAAGGATACGGATAACGGAAGTATTAAGGCCGCAGTCGAGGCCAAGGCCGCGCGTATGTTTGCCGACGCAGCCAGCTACTCGATCCAGCTAGATACCTGGCGAGATCCGGCCGGTAATTTATGGGAGCCTAACACGTCGCTAAATTTACTAGCGCCCGGGGCCATGATCTACAATAATTACGAATTCTTAGTCCGCACCGTAGAGCTCGAGGCCGATAGGCAGAGCCGCACGGCCACCCATAACCTCGTTATGCCCGGCGTATTTAGCGGGCAGATTCCGGAGTCTTTGCCATGGGACGAATAGCTAGAGTGTTAGATTACCTAACCGGCGAGCGTAACGGCTCGAAACTGGCCGAGGTTAAAGTCGATCCGGGCGGCGGGGCTAACCAGACGGACGAGCACTTCACTAACCCAGGAATCGACGCAGCCCCCCTTAACGACGACTGGGAGGTCGCCGTAGATATCGAGCGGAGCGGCGGAACGGCCGCCGTAGGCTATATAGATCCTAAAAACGAGCATAAGGCAGCGCGCGGGGAGATCCGCATATACGCCCGAAAAGCCGACGGCAGCGCGGCGGTAGAATTCTGGCTTAAGTCGGACGGATCCACTACCTGGGGTAACGATGCGGGCGGAATGTCGCTAGGCGCTAACGGGACTTTTAATATAAATGGCGTGGAGATAGATCCCTCTGGTAATATAAAAACTCCGGACGGCAAGACGCTTAACAATCATAAGCACCTTTACCAGGATACCGGCGCGGCAGTTAATCCGAGCACTACCCAGGAAAATATCTAAATGGCAGAGCAGCAGGGCGACGTTAAGCTATTCCAGACTAACGATAACGGCGATATAAACGTAGAGGGCGGGGTCACTGAGATGAGCCCCGGCCTAGATACGGCCGCCTATTTGTCCCTTTTCGGGGGCAATTATCTAGACGATGGCCGCGCAGATAATCCGCTTACCTACTGGGCTAATACAATGGAGACGGATCCGGCCCGGCAATACCGAAGCCAGACCCAGTACGCCCTGGCATATTTTAGTGCGATTCCGTTTAACCTAGGCCGGATAGAGGACGCGGCTAATGCGGATCTGGCCTGGATGATAACCGAAGGCGTAGCCAGCTCCATAACGGTATCCGCGAGCATACCGGGACTAAATCGAATACAATTAGCTATCTCTATCGAAGCTCAAGGCGAAGAGAGTAGTTTTAAGTTTACCGAAAACTGGAAGGCGTCCGTATGACAGCACCCGCAACCCCCACTACTAAAGAGATAAGCGATAATATCGTAGCCCAGCTCGAGGCCTCCCTTAACCAGACGATCCCGCTACTGCCTAAGGCATTTAACCGGGTCCTGGCTAACGCACTCGCGGCCGTATTCGTGGTTTTGTTCAAGTACGGCGGCTTTATTTTCCTGCAGATATTCGTCCAGAGTGCGAGCGGTAAAGATACTACTATTTTCGGCGTTACCGTAAACCCTCTAACTTTCTGGGGCAGGCTTATAGGCGTAGGAGACCCTACCGAGGCCACGAATGCAGAGCTTTTAATCGATATCCCCGTTACTAATCAGACCGGGAGCCTGGCGACTAATAGCCAGCTCGTCGGCAATGATAACGGCGTTACCTACATTACGCTTAATTCCGTCCTGCTTAATGCGCCGACGGTCCAGGTGCAAGTGCGTGCCGTAGCGGACCAGGCCGGGGGCGGCGGAGCGGGTACGATCGGTAACCTAGAGCCCGGAGCTATCCTTACTTTCGCTAACCCTTTACCTAATGTATCGCGCGAGGCTACCGTCGATTCCCAGGTCGTTACGGCCGCTAATGGTGAGGAGATCGAGGTATACCGCCAGAGAGTTATAGATCGCTTCCAAAAAAGGCCCCAGGGCGGCGCATATGCGGATTACGAGCAATGGGCCGAGGAAGTGGAGGGCATTATTAACGCCTACCCATATACCGGATCCCCTGGCGAAGTAGACGTCTATAGCGGGGCGACCGTCGCGTCCTCTGGTAATTCGGACGGGATCCCGACTAACGCCCAGTTAGAGGCAGTCCTGGACTCTATTAATATGAATCAAAACGGCCTAGCCAGCCGTCGCAATGCTAACGCCTTTGTAAATTCGCTACCTATTAGGCGTACCGGTTTCCAGGTTCGAGTTACGGGGCTTAACGGCGTCTCAGATCCTGCGCAAGTGCAGGCCGATATCGAGGAGGACCTTACTAGCTACTTCCTAAGTGCCGAGCCGTATATAATCGGACTATCGATTCCGCCCCGCCAGGATCAGCTAACGGCTACCCGGGTCGCGTCCATTGTCGAGGACGTGGTTACGGCTGCGGGTGGTACTTTCGTCGCGGCGGAGTTTTCCCTAACTGGGGTATTTAGTCCGCTAGCCATTTACATACTAGGGGCCGGGGAAAAGAGTAAACTTGTACCGCCGGTAACTTTTGCCTAATGGATCTATGGCTCAGAGTATATAAGCACCTTTTACCGACCGGGAAGGCCTGGCGCCTTACGATCGATAAAACGCTGCGCCAGTTTTTCGAGGGCCTAACCGGGCTCCCGGAGGATTCCCGGCAATTCTTTGATGAGATCTGGCGAGATCTAGATCCCCAAACCACGAGAGCGCTGGAGGAATTCGAGCAGCAATTCGCGCTAGAGACTACCGGATTAACTGAGCAGGAGCGCCGCGATCGCTTAGATGGTGCCTGGAAAGCTCTAGGAGGCCAGGATCCCCGCTATATTGAGGATACGCTACGGGCCGCGGGATTCGATGTATACGTCCATGAATGGTGGGTCCCTATTCCAGGGAGACCTGGCGGCGGATCTATTAACGGCGACGTTAGCCCCGTGGCGCGCAATCCTAACGATTACCTTTACGACGGATCCCAGGGCAGCCAGTACCTTATGTACGACGGGGGCGACGACTCCCAGGACGGCGACGACGTTAGCCAGGACGGCGGTACGAGCCAGCCATTAGGATACCCGCTAGTTAATAAATTACTATTTTTGCCTACTGTAAGCGACGGATCTAGCCAGATGCAGGACGGCGGGGCCGACGCCCAGGACGGCGGAGTTATAGGCACCTATACCCCGCTGCAGTATATCCTGCCTACGGATCCCGCTAAGTTTCCGTACTTCCTGTACATAGGCGGCCAAAACTTCCCAGACCTGGCGAGTATCCCGCTAGCGCGTCGGGACGAATTCGAGAAGCTCTGCCTTAAAATTTGCCCTTTAGAGCAGTGGCTCGGTATACTTGTTAACTATTCATAAGAGAGGCCGCGGCCATGATTAACTTACAAACTAACCCGAAAATTAACAGCCGTATCGGCGCCCCTAATGCGGACTACCCGAACGGCTTCTCTATTAACGAGTCGGCGCCTAACGCTGGCGACGGTACGCCTTACGTAGACGATCGAGCTAACGATATTTTCGGGTTTTTGCAAGCCCTGCTATATGATTCTGGCCAGAGCCCGTCCGGCACGCCAGAAACGGCGATCGATTCCCAGGCATTGCGTGGTATTGGAGAGCTTATAAAAACAGGCGCTTTTAAAAATCGCGTTATTAATGGCGACTTTTCGATAGCCCAGCGCGGCGCGGTATTCGCTCCCGGGCCAGGTAATCCGTATACCTTAGATCAGTGGCAGTACTCCGTAGATCTAGACGGTGGCGCGCTGGGCGGCCCTGCAGTAGGCCAGCAGCCTTTCGCAGTGGGCCAGGCGGACGTGCCTAATAACCCTAAATTTTTCTGCGCCTTTGCCGGTAATATCGCAGGCGGCGGCGGTAACGAAAACGTAGCCCTCCTGCACAATATCGAAGGCGTAGAGACTTTCGCTAATAAGAGGGTCTGCCTATCGTTTAGCGCAAGATCACAAGCTAACGAGGATGCGGCTATCCTGGTCCAGCAGTTTTTCGGTAACGGAGGCGGCGGTAGTGCGACCGTTAACGCTTACTCCCAAAATATAAGCCTTACCACTAACTGGCAAAAATTCGAGATAGTTTTCGATATGCCGGATATAGCCGGTAAGACCTTAGGCGCGCTAGGCGACGATCGCGTAGTATTGGCCTTCCAGGATCAAGTTGGCGCGACCCGTGCAGCGGCGCAGGGAATCTCCGCGGTAGATTTATCTACGGACTTCCAGATCGCAGACGTGCAGCTGGAGCTGGGCCGGTACGCTAGCCCTTTCGAGCGGTTAGCGCCTGGCGTGCAGTTAGCACTCTGCCAGCGCTACTACCAGCAATTTAATTTAGGCGTATTCGACGCGTTAGGTATATTCGCGTGGAATGGCGGCGCGGGCCAGGACGTAATAAGCATTAGGGAGCTCCCTACCACTATGCGGATAACCCCGGCGGCTAATATCATTAACGCGGCGGGTAACTTCCAGAATATAGGATCTGGTAGCCTCGTGTACGCCCTTGCCGGACTGACCGTATCGTCCCAGACGCCTGATAGCTATCGATACGCGTTTAACGATGTTACGCCTCCCAGCGGCTCGGCTTTTTCTATGGAAGTGGCCGGGGCTAGTGCTTTCTCCTTTGGACTCTCTGCGGAGCTTTTATAAATGAAAACCTATATAGAAAATCGAGACGGCACGCTTACGGATCCGGATAATAAGATCTACGGTATCCACGATAAGCACCCGCTATTCCATAAGATCCAGGCGGAAGTCCTGGCAGAGACTGCCCAGATAACGGCATTCGATCATGCGGCCCACGACGCAGCGGTCGCGGCGGCAGCGACTAAAGCTAACGCTAAGGCATATCTAGCTGCTACCGATTGGTACGTAGTTAGAAAGGCCGAGACCGGTACCGAAATCCCGCAAGAAATATCAGACCTTAGGGCGCAAGCTCGACTAGACGCAGACGAGGGCTAGCCTAATGGCGTCCCGCGTAGCTCGCGTTAGTGCGGTACAGGTTAAGCCGGAGACGGGCTTTACTCGATACAGTCCTCCCCCCGACTTTTCTAACTTCTGCGATTTTATGGGCCTTAATCCTCTGCTCGAGGCGGGATTATCGGCGGACGTAAACCCCGTAACCCAGACGATTACGCTAACCAGTGACGGGTCCCTGCTCGGCTTTTACTTCGCGCAAAGCACGCAGCAGTGGGCGACTAAGTCGCTTCCGGTATCCTTCGAGTGCGAATTCGTAAGCAGCTCCGGGAGCGTGGATATAACCCTGCTAGTTACTCAGCCTAACGAGGCGGATCCTGCCATAGGCGAGCAGATAGCAGGGGCCTATATGACGAGCTCAGCAGGGGGCCAGCTGCAGGATCCCGTAGGTGGCGCGCCTATAGGATCTATTACCGTAGAAGATGGCTACCGCTTCGGATTCAATATAGACCCCGTGGCTCGGACCGTACAGATCTACGATAGCCAGGGTAACGATTCCACGCTGCCGCTCCCAGAGAATTACGATAGCGCAGCCCCCCTTAAGCTCCTGCTTACTTCGGGAACGTCGCAAAACGATAATATAATTTTTAGGCCTAATTTCGGGAGTCGGGGCTTCGAGCTGCCTCAGTCCGGGGTAGGGTATTGCGCGGCAGAGTCAGGCCCGGACGGATACTGTCCTCCTGCCTCGGTAGCTATCCAGCAAAGAGTGCCCCCTAACGATCAGATTATGGTTTTAACCGGGCCAGATCTGCTAACCCTAGAGACCGAGAGCCTGGGGAATACGGATATACAGAGCTTCGCTTTTCCGAATGTCGGGTCGATCCTTACGCAGCCTACTAAATTCGAGGCGATACTCCGGAAAAATACCGTAACTGATCCGGCCGGAGGCTGGGGTATGTTTTTCCTGGACGAGGCGACGCGTACGCAGCTGATAGCTGGGGTTTTTATCGGAGCGACGAGTACTACCATATTCGACCCGGTAGGGGGTGCGCCTCTGGCTACCTCTCAATCCTTCCCGCTGGGCTACCAGGGATCTATGGCACTGAGCCCTGGAGGCGTGGCAGTCTTTAGGGATAGTAACGATAACGTCCTGGCGCCAGCGGTAGATCCAGGCTTTAATCCCGCGGCTGCCGTGGTTATGATCCTATTTGTAAGTGCGGGGTCGAATGTCGGCCAGGAGATGGATTTCGATATGAATTTCGGAAGTAGGCAATTCCAAAAGGGTAACATAGAGAAGCGCCGCTGCGCTTAGGGTTTAAAAAATGGCTAAACAGTGTAAAGTAACGTACACCCAGAAGCAGTACGTCCCAGGTATGCAAGTTAAATCTAAGGACTGGATCGTGGAATGCCACGACTCCGACGAGTACCCTAACGGGAATCCTGTACCTTTAGTAGAGGAGGACGGCCTGGACTGGCGCGATATTTTCGAGGATCCGGATAGTTATCCGAGTCACGTAATCACCCAACTATAGCGAGGACGACGTTATGGCTTTCCAATTTAGTAAACGAAGTGTAAAACGTATGGACGGCGTAGATAAGCGCCTTATCGATATCGCGCACCGAGCCCTGGAGATCTCCCCTATCGATTTCGGGATCCCTGGGGATGGCGGCCTGCGCACTGCAGAGAGACAAAACGAGCTCTACTGCGACGGGAAAAGTAAGTGCGACGGCTACGATAAAGAATCGTACCACCAAACCGGTAAAGCTCTGGACTTCTACGCTTTCGTTAATGGATCTGCCTCCTGGCAGGAGTACCACCTGGCGATCGTCGGCGCTGCTTTTTTGCAGGCTGCTAACGAGCTCGGCCACCGTCTCGAGTGGGGCGGCCTATGGAAAAGCTTTAAAGACTATCCGCACGTCCAGCTCGTAGGCTAGACCATGCCCGCCGACGAGCCCATGAAGCTCCCAAAAGAGCGCGATACCCTTACGGTAATAGCCGTAAGTGTGGCCTTATTTCTGCAGTTAGGCTTCTTTTTTCTTACCTGCGTAGGCCTGCTAGTCGCTACCGGACTGCTCTATATGAAACTTATAACCGGCCAGGACTGGCTGCTTATTTGCGGTACTTTGTTTAGTGCTGATCGCATAGGCCACGCAGTAACCCAGATAGGAGGCTCCCGTGGTCCTTCCCCTTAAGTTTAAGATCCTGGGCGCCCTGGCGATCGTCGGCGCCGTTATCTACTGGGTCGTTACCTCGATCGAGGAATACGGCCAGAGTAAATACCAGGCAGGGTACGATGCGCGCAACAGCGAATACTCCCAGGCATTAGCTAAAGCAGAAAAGAAAATAACCAAAGCAGAGAGGGCCGAGCGTGAGATCTCTAAAAAATTGCAAGAAGCGCTGCAGGAAAATAGCAGCCTATCCTCAGAGCTTGCGGACCAGATTAGGGACGCTAGTTTTAACTGCGACCATATTGGCCCTGGCTTTGTCGAATTGTTCAATGCTGGGAGCGAGCCGAAACTCCGAAACAGTGATTAAAAGCTGGGACCCGGATCCGGCTTTCCTTATTCGACCGCAAGAGCCTTTTTTGCTGCAAAACGATACTCCGCAAGATATACTAGACGCTAACCGAATTAACGGGGACCGGTTTATGGAGTGCCGGGCCAGACTTAACGGACTGATCGATGCCTATAACGAACGAGAGGACGCGACGCGTGCAGAGTAAGCAGGATATGGTGCAGGAAGTAGTAACTAACCCCGGTATCGGGCAAGCAATCGCAGCCACGACGGCAGCAGTAGGCGTAGGAGGATTCCTGCAATTACTGCCGCCTATCCTCAGTATTATCGCTACCATATTCGGTATCGTACTATCCGGCGTACTTATATACTCGCACTGGGCTAACGGCCGGGCAGAAAGGAAAAAGCTAGAGGCCGAAACGGCACTCGCTAACGCTAAGCGGAAAGGCTTAGAAAAGGACTAACCGCCCTCGACTACTTCGGGAATACACCATTTACGCGTTACGTCTCGGCACTCGATAAGCTCGTAGTCCCCTAGATACACGTCCGCCGCACCGTCTCCCTGGCTAAAAATCTCCTCTACATTATCCTGGCCTACCTCGTAGGTATCTCCATTAGCGCAGATAATTTTCCTTAGAGCGCAGGAATAGCGTACTTTATTCGGTAGGGGCATTATCGACCTCCGGCTTAATAAAAGTTTTATGCCATAGCACGACCTTAGGATCATCCGGATCGTTAGCTGGCCCGGCCCATTCCTTAGGATCTGACTCCGCAGCAGAAAAGTAGAGCTCTAGCTGCTTCGCGTTAGTTTCTACGTGCATCTGATTAAGCAGGACGTCATAGGCCACGACTGCACGCCGGAGCTCCTCGAATATAACAGGCTCGTTACGCCTTACTGCCGTGGTTATTTCGTCCAGAGTCCGGAAGGCCTCCGGAGCACGGCATAAGCCGCGAAGCTCAAACAGGGAAAGCTCCCTATCTTTATCTAGCGGGCCGAAAATGTGCCAGCGATCCATGCCCTGGTTATTCCCCTCGAAAGTCCAGATATCCCGCTTAAAATACCTCCAGGGCTTACCCTCGATAGCGGCGCTAAAATGCTCCTTATACTCCTCCAGGCCCTGGAAGGTTTCGTTATCTTTTCTAATTAGGTAGTAGAGTTTCCCCACTTCCAGGTCGTTTACGTCGGTTATCTCTCGCATAGCTTAATCCTTCCGGTATCGTTTTCCGCGCCAGCCCCCGGCCGCTTTAATCGGCCAGTCTTTGGCCCAGAGTGGTAAGTCGGCCATTATGGCCTCGAATTGCTCTACGGATCCCCAGCCCTCGGGGACTTCCGCGACTGCCTCGTCGTGGACGTGCAGGACTACTGGATAGCCCGCGCGCTCCAGGCCTACGAGAGCGTGCGCCAGGATATCCCTAGCCGTGGCCTGGACTACGTTTTCTGTTAATTTTCCGCCGTAGGTATCCAGGCGCATCCAGCCTTTAGATCCTTTCTTATAGTCGGAGTTGTAGCCCATATAGGTAATCTTTTCGACCTGGCGCCCCCAGGGGGTGCGGTCCCAGTGCAAGCGCGGCTGATGGTATGCAATCCTCCGGCCGCTTAATAATTTGCAGTAAAGTACGTCTCCGCGCATATGGAAAACGATCCCGCGGTATTCGTATCCGTTAGCCGGATCCTTAATAGCTGCCCGGGCCGCGTCCTCCATTCCGTACCAAAATTTAACGATATTAGGCGAGGCTTTACGCCAGGCACGGACAGCTTCCAGGATCTGGTCGTCGGTATCGAAGTGCTCGTCTGCTCCGAATTGCTTATAAGCGCCTACGCCGCCCTGGTACCCTCCGGCGAGCTCTGCGAGTTTGCCTAAGCTTTTGCGCAGGGGGTGATGGTTTCCGGTTTCTGCTTTATGTTTAAGGAAGTCCTCGAAGGGCACCCCCGAGATCTTACTAGCGCTCATCTCGTATATTTTTCCGTGCGTGCGGAATACGTCGATACGCCACTGCTCCCCGGCTAGCATTGCGAGGACCACCGCCTCGATCGCGGAGTAGTCCGAGCAGATCAAGTCCTTACCAGGACCGGCGCTAAAAAGTCCACGTAAGCAGGCCGATACCGTAGCCGTAGCGTCTCCGAATATGGACTCGACCGTATACAAGTCGTGGCCTTTCATTGCCAGGAGTGCGTCCTCCAGGGCTTCTATACCCCACTCGGAAGCAGAGGACGCCCAGCCAGGCGTGCCGCACCATGGGCAGCTATCGAGCTCTGGCTTATAGTGCCTGCCGCACCCGCTTACCGGGTCGCATTGCCGGACCTTCGGCCCGGAATTAGGGAGGTTTTGGGGCTGTGGACCCCGTCCGGCCCACCGCCCCGTCCGATCCGCCCCGCAAAAGGCGAAAAGGTCCCGGAGTCTACCGTCGCGGGAGGTCCTGCGATCGATAGCGTATAATTTTTTAACACTGGAAGCGCCTAGAGTATCGCGGATCTCTAAAGCTCTGCGAACGTCGGGCGGGAGTAATGGGATCTTAAGCAGATCCTCGAGCACGTCGGCCTTAAGGCCATCCGTATGCAGCCCTCGAGTCGCTAGCCAGGCTTTTAGTGCGTCCAACTTATTAGCATCCTCGACCGATCCGCCGGTTATGATCCGGAGCTCCTCGTTATACCTGGCCTGCGCCTGGCGTATTATCGCTAGGCAATCCTTAACGCCGTCGCCGTCGATCTGGATCCCGCGGAAGTTAATAGCCTGGTCTATTATCCAGAGCTGCAGCTCCTCGTCCGATAAATCCGGGCAAAGCGCGGAGACCGCAGATTCGCTATCTATGTCTCCCAGGTTATAGCCGTAGAGTTTTTGCGCGTCCTCTGGGTCGTCGGCTGGCAAAATTCTAAGCCGCGGATCTTTTTTAGTTGGCTGGCGTGGCTTACTAAATTTATTTAAGAGCCGGGTCCCGTCCTCCTGCTTTAGGACCGGGGCGTTGATGGCCTTACCGGCTTCGCCTAGTTTTCCTGGAAGGGAAAAGGCCCGCGCTTTTGCCATGGCGTCGCGTAGTAGCCAGTAGGGGAGATCTGGCCAGCCCATTTTCGTAACGCAGATATTTTTCCAGACGTAGTACTCGAATGCGCTATTCCAGGCTTCCATTAAAAGGCCGCGGGCGAAGTGCTCGAAGAGATCGTCCGGGGGAGGCATTCCAGGGACCCAGAGCCTGGGGCCGGTGCCGTCTTTGAAATTGTAAGCCAGGCTAAGGACTTCCGCGCTGGGGTGCTCCGTATAAACGGAAGCGCCTACCGCTCCGAGCCCGTGCGGGGGTGACGATACAATACTGCGCCACTTTACCGCCGGGACATCGAATACGTAGCCCGCTTCGCTATACGTCTCGAAATCCATATCCGGCGTAGCTGTGGATATACCGCACCCCGAAGGTAGGCGAGTGCCTGCTAGTAGCTGGCTAGCTTGCATAGGCTGGGATCGTCCAGAATTTTACCTGCTCCATATTCCAGCGGCCTATCTCCACGAGTTGGCGCACTGTAAAGGGCTTAGGTAATCCCGGGAATAGGCGCAGATCGTCCATATCCGGATCCGGTACCTCCTCGAATTTACCCTCCGCATACTCTGCGATCTTTTCCTGGATCGTATGGGGGTGCATTCCAAAATTAACGGAGATCCCCAGGACCAGGAGCATATAGCGATCGTCGTTACGATTCTTTTTAGCCTCCATAACCTCCTGGGCCATCTCCATAAGTTGAGCATTACTGTATCTAGTGGCCATCTAGGGCGCCTCCCTCTCTGCTGCGTCCTGGTCTGCCTCGGAGTTAACTAACTGGATAGCTTGATTATCTAGCCAGATAAACGCGAGAGCGGCGAAGGTCGCTAATAGTTTTTTACGAAAGCCGAGGTTAGGGATATCGGTAATAGACTTAGCATTCCGTACCGCTTTAGGTGCGGCCCCTTTAACCCTGGCGATAACGAGATCCCGGTTATGCGATAGCACCAAAGTACCGCGCATATCCAGGATCTGCTTATGGTTTTTCTTGAAAAAATACATACTACCCCCGGGTAGTTAAGCCCCGCCGAAACGGGGCGAGATTGGACTATTACGCTGCAGGGGTAGCTGCTGCGATCTGCTCCTCGGTCCAGTTTGAGGCCCTTAGCTGGGACTCGGTATATACCTGGCCGTTAACTACAAAGGATCGCTCCGGCGTAGGTGCGGGGGTGGCAGCTGGAGCGGGTGCTGGATCTACCGCGGGGGTAAGGATCTGCTGGTTAGGCTGGGCCGGTGCCGCTTGATCGTGACTGGGAAAC